GCATGTTTCGCACGTCATTCAAACACCTCAGTTATCCGAGGCGGTCGATTGTATTGCAATTGCCATCCAGTCCTTAGTACCAAGTTTCACAACACGGCATCTAATTCGAGCAGTGATTGCAAGTGCAGCTGCACCAACAGCAAATCCATCGTTTCCTGCTACCAGGTAGAGGCTATCGTTGACAACCATGAAAGATTCACTAAGAGCGGCAGGACCAAAGTTATCAGGGAAAAGGTCAACACCTTCAGAAGCGATATTGTTTGGGCCGTCGATGTTTAGCGAACCGGAAGCGATGAGGCTTTGGTTATCTGCTCGAACAAAAACGGTTCCTGGGTTTAAATCGGTAAGTTGTTTTGTAATGGCCCCGCTGTTTCCACCAAGAAAAGCACCGACATCTCCACCAAAGTCACCATCTCGTTGAGTGATGAAGTCCACAGATTCGACGGCAATTGCTTGCCCTGTTGCTACGTTAACGTAAGCACCAAGATCAATTGAGCCTTGAATTCGAGTTCCATTAGCTGCAGCTGCTGGTAAAGTTATAGTTTCTGTCAGGTAAAAGGAGCCAGTTTTTGAGGTCGCCATACATCCCTGTCAGCCTCGACGGTGTATAAACTAAACCGAACATGTTCGATTCCCTACACACGGATTCCAATCTTCGCGAGCGTAGCGAGTCAAAACAGACTAACCACCCGTCCCCGACCTCCACCCCTAGCAATATAGCCCCCCCTATATTATTCCGCCGTAGGCTTTTTTTTCCGCAGATACTAAATAACATTATTTTTACCTTAAATTATGGCGAATCAATACTCGATCACCGTAAGCAATGGGGCTGATGCTGTCCTAAAAGACTTGAAAAGTAGAGGTATGAAGATGTCACAGTGCATCGACGCGGCCATTATCACGCTCGGGGCTGATGCCCTGGTGCGCCTGGTTACTACTCAAAGGCTAATTACTGCACTTATTGAGGTCGATGAAGAATGATTGGAAGAGAGTTTTACCGTCAACATTCAGAAGATTGCATGAATAACCAAAGGGAGGAGTGGTGCACCTGTGGCAAGCACGTTAAACTCCAATCATGTTGTGCCTTTCCCAATCCTTACGTGTGGATTGACAGAAACTTTGGAATGAGAACCGCTTGTGTTCACTGTAGTTCTTGTTCAACCATCATCGCAGAAATTGGAATCCTGGAGGAAGAAGAATGAAGCCCGACCAATTCCCCGACTGTTACGTTGAAGCAAATGATAATCACTGGATATGTTACGTTATCGAATATGATGACCATGAACAAATGGACATCGAAGAAAGATACCTGGGGAATCTAGTTGAAGTTGTAAAGACATGTCGCATATGTGGACAAAGTGACATCTATTATCCGCTTTAGATAATTGAATACCCACCGACACCAGACGCGTACGCGGATTCATCATAGCGTTGGATCTCTGGTGATGATGCAGCAATTCCCATTGAACCAGTGGAATAAACAATTGCAGCAATTGAAGCAACTCCTAATTTAACTGGAGTGGGTTGATTCTTGAAGTTGATTTTGGGCAAGAGTTTCTTTCTCAACCACTCTTGACCTTCGAGCTGCTTTTGAGAATGACCAGAAGGACTTAGCAGGTCTGCAGAACCCGTTTCGAAATGGACTCCAGGTATGGTGATGATGTCAATAAACTTTTCAACGTCTGCTGGGAACGTCTCTAGGTCATCAGCATGAATTGCTTCAACAACCGGACGAATCAATGCAATCTTATCATCGAATGATGGAAACATGTTAGGCAGCATAGCCGGCATGTTATCACACCTGGTTAGCCAATTCATATGAACGCTTGAGACGTTGCATGTAAACAAGATCGTCTTCTCCTCCCATTACCCCACCTATGAGGTGACGTGCTGCTGGAATTGTAACATAACTAGCCTCATCTAAATCAGAAGTAAATAAGGTTACTATTCGATATGAATAGAGTTTATCTGCTGCTGTCGGTTCTCCTGAATCAAACCTTTGTGAACGTTCAAGTTGTTGATAGTTAGGAAAAGGTATATTTGCGTTCAAAGTAAAGAACCTATAAGTTCCAAAGAGGATAGTTTCAAACTCTCGAAGACTCCCTAACATCCCAGCCCCTGTTCCAAATGATTGAGCAGTAGCAACACGTAAGGGCGACAATGGGACAGAGGTAACAATATCTAATACTTGTATTGCTGAATAAGTAGATGTCACACCAGGAAGGAAGGTATAGATTCCAGGGTCTTGCAATCCAACACTCATAGGGAAGAACGTTAGAGAGTCCATAGCATAACCAGACAAGTCTATCTGAGTTTCATGAAATAGAGTTGTGCCTGATGCAAATGACCATCCATTAAGATTCGTCCAGGGTGTATTAGGGTCGTTAGTGTATGTAGCCGTACATTGAGGGTGGAGCGCGGTAAGTCGTCGGGGTTGTTCGTCCATAGTATCACATCAAAACTTTTTACTTCTTTCGGGTAAGGCGGTGGGCTTCTCGTTGGGCTCGTTTGAATCCGTTCTTAGCCCAGGCTCCAGACTTGAGTTTGTATTTGTTTGCGATCCGTCTGAAGTTTCTACCGTACCGCTTACTGTAATCTGAAGCCTTGCGCTTGACCTTCTTCTCAGCCGGGGCAAGAAGTTGACCAGCCGGCTTAGCAATGTCAGTAGAGACACCAGCACTCTCAAGCAACTCCTGTAAGAGTTTGCATGTTTCGCACGTCATTCAAACACCTCAGTTATCCGAGGCGGTCGATTGTATTGCAATTGCCATCCAGTCCTTAGTACCAAGTTTCACAACACGGCATCTAATTCGAGCAGTGATTG